CAGAAACTAGTTTGACTAGATTTAGAGCAAATAATACAACATTAAGAACAAATTTAAGTAAGTTGGAAGAACTACAATTAAGGAGTTCAAATAGTCCTACTCAGTCTAGATTCGGCCCAGGAATTGGTATAGCACCATTGCCTTTACAGAATCTAAAATCTTTGATTATAGAAGGTTCTTTTGATGTTAATTCAATAGTAAATAATTTACATAAATGCATAAATCTTGAGGAATTATATTCTGATTTGTCGCTTAATCTTTATGCATTTAAAGTTAGCGCAATGCGAAAACTTAGATTTCTTTATTTTAGTAAATTCACTGGATTAGGCACAACTGGCATTGTCTTTACTGGATTTAAAGAACTGTTTAATCCAAGCAGAACAAGCGCAACTCATGGATTGTATTATGCTTATCCTAGTGGAAATTTTGCATTAGCATCAGAGTATGCTGAATTAGCAATAGCGCAAGTGTCTGCAATAAAGTTATATAATAATTGGATTCATACAAAATTAGGTGGTTTGGTAAGTTTACCTTATGTAGCTAATTTTGGCTTTAGCTTCAATGGTGGAAGCACACCTTTAGGGCTTGGAAATGCTGTAAATTTTGCTGGTAGCGCACTTGTTAGTAGTGGATTAAGTTTTGCTAACAATGGTACGCAATGCACAATAACATTAAAAGGGATACCAAATGCATCACAAACAAATTGGACAAATTATTTCATAGCAAATGCTCTTATTTGTTTTAAGAAACAACCAAGGTACGAAAGTGTAGTTAGCACTGTAGGTGGTGATATAATTCTATCTGGATGGACTGGAAATAGCAGTTCTCCTGAATTAAGAAGAATAGGAAGTCCTACATTTGCTTGGACAAGTGCTAATAATGGCACCTTAACCATCACATTTAATCTAAATGCAGTTAAAAATCAATCGTCTATTTCTGGATTAACAATAGCAGCAGACAACACTTATGCCGCTGGAGCAGGGGGAAGTTATTTTACTTTAACGTCTGGGACTAGTCAAGCTTTTAGTAGTATAAGCATAGGAGATACTGTAAGAGTTAGCTCTGTGAGTCTTCCCAGCAATTTAACACCTTCGATTGTTGTAGATAAATCCTCCAACAATCAATCTGTTACAGTGTCGAAAGGGACTGCCAGTGATGGGATTACTGCTAATCTTAATAACCAAACAGCAGTGTTTAATTATGAGTTTCCTTCAACAACTACCGAAGCGATAACAACAAATACATATACTGATACCTTGGGACAAACAGTTATTGTGACTCACAATGATGCAAATGGTGTTGAATACAGAAATGTACCTGCTGCCTTTACTTACTTATTTGAAGGCGTTGGAGCTGCATACTAATTAAAAGGAGAAACCAATGGGCAAAATCGCAATTAAAACAAACGCAACAGCTGATATATCATCAATACTCCCTGAAGTATTAAGATTTTATGATGCTACAGCTACTTCTACAATTACATTAGCTTCTGTTGGTAGTAATAATATAACTAGCTGGGGGGATAGGAGTGTTAATAATGTGCCAGCTACACAAAGTGTTAGTAGTGAACAGCCAATTTATAATCCTGCTACTGGCACTGAATTAAGAACTATAAACATGAGTCCTCTTAGAAATTTCTTAATAAATTTTGGGACAAATGCTTTTAGTGGAACTGTTTATATTGCTGATGCAGATCATGGTGTGCTTGATTTTGCTATTAGTGTTGGTGCTAATACTATTTTAAATGTTTGGACTAAAGCAAATTTTCAACCAAGAAATCCACAGTCAAATGCTTTTCTAAAAGTTATAGGAATTGTTATTACATCCAATCCAAATCATAGATCTATTATAGAAAATTACTTTGGAAGTAAATCCCAAAATTTAAAATACAGTAATGCGACTTCATTTAAAAATTTTTGGTTAACTGAATCAAATAATTCTTTTTTTGCTTATCGTGTTAGCTCATTCCCATTGCTTAATACTCAGAATGTGACTAATATGGACTTGGCTTGGGAAAATTGCACCTCATTAACATCATTCCCATTGCTTAATACTCAGAATGTGACTAGTATGTATGGGGCTTGGTTTCAATGCACCTCATTAACATCATTCCCATTGCTTAATACTCAGAATGTGACTAATATGATATATGCTTGGTTTCGATGCTCCTCATTAACATCACTCCCATCGCTTAATACTCAGAATGTGACTAGTATGCAGGAGGCTTGGCTTGAATGCACCTCATTAACATCATTCCCATCGCTTAATACTCAGAATGTGACTAATATAGAAAATACTTGGTTTCGATGCTCCTCATTAACACAACTATCACTAGACAATATTTTAATATCAATAGCTACTGGATTTGCGAACAATATTGGTAAAACAATAACAAATGTTATGGGCATTTTTTCCGGTGTCACAGCAATATTAAGTCACCAAAACCGTCGTCCAGAGGCTGATCTTAACGAAACCAACACACAAGACACGATTTCTAATTGGAATACAATAATCGACAGTTATTTAAGTAATCAAATTACTTTAACGGAAATGAGAAATCAGCACGCAGCTCAAATAGATATTTACAACACTAAATGGAAGACATGGGAGCAAGCATTAAGAAACACCAATGAATCATTAAATGGAGTACAATACAACTTTTCAAACGGAACAGTGTCAGGGCAAAAAGCACGTTTTTGGATTTTAGCTAAGAAAAGTTTAAATATTCCATTAGGAGCAGCACCAACTACTTTAACAACTGGAGTAACTAGAAGTTATAGATCTAGTTCTAATTTAACTGTTAGTGGTAGCAATGTAAATGCATGGACAGATGCAACTGGAACTAGCAATCAAACAATATCTGGTTTAACAACTCAGACAATAAATGGCATAACATGTGTTATGTTCAGTAGCACAAAAACAATTACTCTTAATTCAATAAGTGTTACAAATACTGGAAATTTTGTATACATAGGAACTCTTTACGGGTATGTTAAGATAACACCACCTACTGCTACAAACCTAAGAATATCCACAAATACTACTACTGAATTACCAATAATTAGTATTATGGTTACAACTACCGCAGTTAATGAAACTGAAGTATTATTAAGATTAGGATTCTATGGGAGTTTCCAAGAGTTCAATTACACGGCTAATACCTTAACTTCCGCCAACATTCAATTAACTGCTGTTTAATATGTATTACAAATTCACAAACAAAGAAGACGCACAAACGGCATTAAATTATATTAATGTCACTTTAGCATCTATGTTTCCACCAGAATTAGTCACGCAGGAAGGCATAATATCTGTAAATGCAGAGACAGGAGAGCCGGATATAAATGCTGCTAAGACTACAACATGGGCGGAGATTAAAGAGTTCAAAGATTTTTACATCTTCCCAGTTCCAACACAGGAAGATGTAGGAGATTTGATATTACCACAGATTATTATGCCTGTGACTTATCAACTAATCTCTAGTGAAGAATTAGAGGAACTATCTAATGATTTCAGCTTTGAACAGATTGCCGCAAACAACCAAGGACAATTCGACTCCATCGAACACTCCATTCCAAATAGCGTAATCAGCTAATTCGTCGTCCTCATCATAATCGTATCCACCTGGTATTTGATGAGGACAAATATAATTCCCATATTCGTCTATTTCAAAAAAGCTAACTTCTCTACCATATTCAGCAGAACAGTTTGGGCAAATAATATCTACTTCAGATAAGACACCACCAGTAGAACATTTACTAATCCGCATTGTCTTAATATCCATGATATCTTGTGCTTTTGAAGCATGGATAGCAGCAATACAGTAAACACATTTATATCCTTTATCTTTAATAGAGGATAAGTTTTTATACATTTTATCTTGACTATATTCTGGCAAGGAGTCATTAGCCAAAAAAGCATCTAAAATAAAACCAGTAGAATTTTCTACATTATCCCAATCATGATTTTTAAGTAAACTTTTACCAATTAATTGCTGTGGCATTTGTTCTAAAACATTGTCATGCCATACTTTGTAATTGCGACTTACCAAATTATCAGATGCTCTTAAAGGAACAATAAACCATTCATCAGCTTCCCATTCTTGTTTTGTCAATGATTTGATTTTATCCAAATCTTCTGGAATAGGAGTTCCCATGTATAAAACACGTTTAGCGGACTTTGTAAGTTCCATAATTTGCAGCATGATTAATCCATCCTTGTCTTGAATTTAATAAATTTAAATCAGGTTTACTAACATTGCTAGAATAATCTTTATGGCATCTACAACGCATTTTACATGCTGTTGCCACACCAATTGATGGGAAGTGTCCAATTAATTGCCAGCCGGATAATGAATAAGCTATGCAATCTGGACAAACATTGTTGTAAGCACCAATTATCCATTTCTCCCATCTAAATCCAGCTTCTTTATGAGATTCAGCACGTCCTCTTTCATAGAATTTATAGAAAGAATCTCCGTACTTGTTAGCTCTGTCTTTTATCTGAGAAGGTGATAAATTGCCATTTTTAATTTCTTGAGAGAAACGACGTAAGTAAGCATATTCCTCAGCTAAGGCTTTACCTACAATGCCTTTGTCTCTAGATTTAAAAATGTACTTGCCTCCTTTGCCTGCTAGATAAGATTGTGTGTCTCCTTTCTTGATAATCTCAGCCATAGTAGATTCCCAAGTACTTACACTGATTTTATTATTTAATAATAATTCAGTTACAGTTTTTATATCAGTTTTTAATCGTTTAATTCCATTTTCTATAATTTCTTGGACATCTGCTCTAGACACAAATTTACCAGCAAAAATACCAGAAGTATATCTGAATCTTTGAGTTTTTGGATCAAACGCAAAATCCATTATGTCTCCTCTGGTAAAATTTCAGCATTGAGTAATCCGGCATAATCTGGATTATTTTCGTCCCAATCTTCAATGTATTTGTCAACATCTTCAGGGAAGATTAAAGCACGTCTTAGCAATGTTTCTAACGGCTCTAAATTTGATTGTTCAGTTGGAATAAAATTAGTTTCCATATGACTCCGGAGATTCTGTAGTTGTTGGAATATCAGTAGGAGAAGCAAACTCACCCATGACTTGTGTGTATTCAGAGTTAGGAGTTAATACCCACTTAGGCCATTTGACATCAAAATGCCTGTTAGCAATGTAAAAATCGTATCCATATCTTAATACCATTTTTAGACAAATCGCCCATCTAACTTGCTCTCCAATCAAGGAACGGACTTCACCAATTAGACGACTATAAGTTAACGCTGGCTGTCCATGAATATCTCTAGAACCTGTGGATTCTGCTAATCCTGGAAAAATCCATGCAGGCACTCTAGGAGGAATGCATTGATATCTTAGCTTTAGCCAATAATCAATTAAAGGAGCTAATGAATCACCACTTGTTCCAGCAGCTTTCTTGACATCAGAACCAGACAGTAAATACAAATTGGTAATAATACCACTTGCTGACATAGATTCATGACGCTGCATGTAATCTATTCTGTCTTGTTCCGTCTTGTCTTCTGGTAAAATATGCAACCATGGAGTAATCCCCACATCTCGCGCTGCTGTCTCTAATGCCACAGAACACTCTTTGAATTTACGCCATGTTTCTATAGAAGGAAATCCAATAGAATTGCCATACAATCCTCTAGATTTGTATTTAAAATGCAGTATTTTAACAGGATTGAATTGAATATCATCCTCCGATGGCATGACTCTTGTACGTTGAATATAACTTACTGTTTGATTACTGCTAGTCTTTTCCACAAATACAGAGAAAGTAGGTAAATACTGACTAGAAACAATGTCCCAATCATTATTACCAATTCCTGTTTTACCAATGCCTAATTCAACGAAACTGTCGCCAAACGCTAACGCTTCTATCGCTGCTCTAATTAAGAAATCACCGCCTAATACTAGTTCTTTACCATATCTGTACTCTGATAGCTCTTTGGCTATTTCCAGCACTTCCGGACTAACAACTGTGCCATCACTTAAAGTAGGATTGACATACCAACTGCTGACTTGTCCTTCCACTTCCTGGAAGCAATCAGATGCGATAGTATCAATGGAGTGCCTGTATTCATAACTCCAATAAT